CAACCCATGCGGGCCTATGTCGTGGAGCGTGACATCCAGCAGACGACCAGCAGGGTGCGCCGCTTGTCCGAATTTGCAACATTAGGCTAACCGTTACATATCCCACCATGGAACTTCCCGTGTACCGAATGACCGTGGACGAAGTGGACGAAGGCGTGCAGTTTGTAGCCCTCGTTGATATGCCCGCTATCGAAAAACCCTTCCAAGCCTTCGCCAAGACCCCGCAACGCTTTGCCGAAACGGGTGAACGCAGGGTGCTGACTGGACCGCTCATGCTGGCCGATACGCCCATCTACCGCAAGGACGACACCTACGGGGAGTACTATGTCGTATTCGACAAAGCCACCATCCGCAAAATCGTGCAGAAGTACTTCAAGCAAGGAAACCAGCACAATGTCAATGCCTACCACAATGCCGAACTCGATGGCGTGTTCATGTTTGAATCCTACATCACCGACACCGAGCGGGGCGTAATGGCCCCCAAGGGCTACGAGGACACCCCCGACGGCTCTTGGTTCGGCTCCTTCAAAGTGGAGAACGACGAAGTGTGGGAGAACCGCCACGCCTTCAAGGGTTTTTCGGTGGAGGGGCTCTTTGGCATGAAGAACACAGGCACGGAATTAGAGGTCGCACTTGCGGGCCTCGCAGACGATTTGACCAACTTTTTGCAACATATCAACCCAACCTACAAATCCCAATAATATGAACCTGAAAGACGCTATCATGACCCTGCGGACTGAACTCCGCAAGTTCACAACCCAAAAGCAAGCCTTTGCCGACTACAAGTTGGTGGATGGTACTGTTGTCCGTGTGGACGGCGACCTCGTTGCAGGAACCGCCGTTTATGTCATCACCGAGGACGAAACCCTGCCCGCCCCCGACGGCGAGCATCAAGTCGAGGGCGTTGGTGTCATCAAGACCGAAGGTGGCAAAATCACCGAAGTGGTCGTGGCCGAAGCCCCAGCACCTGCCGAGGAAGTGGCCGTTGCTGCTGAAATAACCCCCGAAGTTGCAGGTGAAGTGGTGAGTGAAATCGCCGAAGGCTACCCGATGGTGGACCCCGCCATGGTGGAAGAAATCGTCAAGAAGCACCTCGTCAACATCATGGAGGAACTGAAGGCCGCCTATACCGAGATGGGCAAGATGAAGGAGAAAATGTCCGCATTTGCAAGCCAAATGGAAACCATGACCGATATTGTCGAGAAAGTCGCAGAACTCCCATCCGAAGCCCCGAAGCCAACCGCCTCTGCCATCGTGGAGCAACGGAAGGCCGCCGCAACGCAGAACTTCAACCACCTCGCCCAAGCAATCCAATCACTCAAAAAATCTAAATAAACCTTAACCCCCAAAAACAAAGCCATGGCTTATTCATTCGTTTCCCCGCTGACTACTTACACCGAGCAGCAGCGTTTACCCCTCATCACCAAGGCGGTATTCTCCGCCCGTTCAGCAGCCTTGTTCACCAAGCAGGTGGGCATCAAGTCGGCTGCCGCCCTCAACCTCATGGACACCGATGCAAATATCGCTGGTGGCGATGTATGCGGTTGGACTCCAACAGGCAACACGACCTTCACTCAGCGGAATATCACCGTTGGCCGCATGAAGATTCAAGAGGCTCTTTGCCCTCGTTCCTTGGAGCAGTACTGGATGCAGTCCCAGTTGACCGCTGGTTCAACTTATGATGGTGTCCCCTTTGAGCAAGCATTCTCCGAGCAGAAGGCTCTCCGCATCGCCGAAGCGTTGGAGAACGCTATCTGGCAGGGTAACTCCTACTTCAGCGGTGTCAACCAACTGCTGAACGCTGCATCGGGTTCTACCGTTCTTGCCAACGCTTCCGCCACCACTTGGAACCCAGTATCGGCTTCCGTTGGTATCACCACTTCCAATGTCATCAGCATCTTTGACAAGGTTTACAACGACATCCCGCAGGCCATCTTGACCCGTAATGACCTTGTAATCTTCTGCGGTTGGAACAACTTCCGCACCTTGATTGGAGCCTTCAAAGCCAACACAGGTGTTATGTATAACCAAGTGGATTTGCAGGGCCTTGCCGATGGCGACATCGTTTACCCAGGCACGAATGTCCGTGTCGTTGCAGTGCCAGGATTGCTTGGAACCAACCGCATCGTCTGCACCTACCTTGGCAACCTGTTCTACGGAACCGACTTGCTGAGCGACGAGGAGAACTTCTCCTTGTGGTACTCGCAGGACAACGATGAAGTCCGCTTCCAAGCCGCCTTCAAAGCAGGTGTGCAGTTCGCCTATCCCGACTTGATGGTTGACTTCCGCTTGGCCTAAGTGTAAGGGGGGAGGGAAACTTCCCCCCGCTTTTTATTCTTGCAACTCACAAAATAAATATACACTATGTCTTGCTCCCTAACTACGGGCTACGCCCTCGGATGCCGTGATTCAGTCGGCGGCATCAAAACTGTCTTTGTCCAAGCCTTCAACGCCACAGGCTCCGTGAACACCAACGGCAGCGGAACGGTCACAGGTTTCACGGGTTTCTCATCGGGATTCTACGAGTACGACTTGACCAAGGCCACTTCGTCCATGACGGAAACCTTGAACGCAAGCACCGAGAACGGAACCTTGTTCTACACTCCCGAAGTAACCTTTACCATCAACAAGTTGCAGACCGCCGTGCGGAATGAACTGCGCCTCTTGGCTCGGAATCGATTGCTGGTCATCGTCCAAGACAACAACAACCGCTACTGGGTGTTGGGTGCTGCGAATGGCTTGGAAGCCTCCGCTGGGACTGCTGGAACGGGTACTGCATTCGGTGACCGTTCAGGCTACGAGATGACGCTGACGGGCATGGAACCCGATGCAATGCTGAACATCTTGCCAGCAACATTCTCTGCGCTGACCGCACAAATCAGCGGGTCGTAGCGTATCTTTGACCTGCGGGCCTCATACCCCGCAATGGTTTAGTGGTCTGGGCCATCTCGCAAGGGGTGGCCCTTTTTTTTGTACCTTTGGGCATGAGAATTTGCATCGTTTACAATGCCCACCCGACGGGGTGTTCTTTTTACCGACTGGAAATGCCCAACGCTTACTTGGGCGACAACTACACCGAGTTCGATTATGTGTGTGTAGATAACATCGCCAATGTGAAAGATGAGGACCTAAAGACGGTTGATGTGTGGCTATTTAATCGTTTGTGGTGTCAAGGTACGCTGGACCAAATTCGGAAGGTCTACGAGGCTCTGACGGCGTTTGGGGCCAAGGTGATATTGGACCTTGACGACTATTGGGTGCTGGAGAGCGGCCATATCATGTACCGACACTATTTGTCCACCAAACTTGACGAGCAGATTCGTGAGCATATCCGTCTTGCTGACCATGTGACCACGACCACCGAACACCTTGCCCAAAAGATTCGCCTGCTCAACAAGGCCGTGACCATTCTGCCAAACGAACCCTACGAAGCCTACCAGCAGTACCTTCCCGACACGACGGCCGAACCCGAACCGCACCTGTTCAAGATTGGCTGGTTTGGCGGGGCGCAACACCAAGAGGACATCGCCTTGGTGGAGCATTCGTTTGGCCTGTTGGCCCACGACAAGTCGCTGGATGGGAGATACAAAATCTACCTTGGCGGGTGGAACGACGGCAACCCCGTTTACGATGACTACGAGCGGATGCTTTCCTGCCGTGGGCTGAACAAGAACTACGGCCGCATCCAAGCGGCTGACATCTACTCCTATGTGGGCGGGTACAACTTCATCAACGCCACCATCGCACCCCTGCGTGATACCAAGTTCAACCGCCTCAAAAGCGAACTAAAGGTCGTGGAAGCGGGATGGATGGGCAAGGCTATCATCGCCTCGGAAACCATCCCATACACCGACATAATCGTCCACGGTCACAACGGGCTGCTGATGCCCTACGGCAAGAAAGACGCATGGTACAAGGCGGTGAGGAAGTTCGTAAACGATCCCGACTACGCTCGCTCCTTGGCCGTGCAGTTGTCCAAGGATGTCCGTGAACGCTTTGACATCAGCAAGACCGCCCAGCGGAGGGCCGAACTCTACCGAAGCATCGGGCGCAAATTGTGAAATTCGGGCGCATCCTACATTTAAGGATAGCGTGATTTACCTATCCCCCAACACCACGAACACTATCGTCGTCACTTGGACGCAACGGGCTTCATCGGGCGACCGTTACATCCTGCGGCTGACCAACATCGCCAAGAACTCCACCACCGACTTCACCCTGCTGAAATCGGCCAACCTTTCCAACTACACCGAACGCTATGACAAGTTTTCCATCGTTGTCGGCTCTCTTGAAACGGGGTCGTATCGTTATGAAGTTTACGATACCAGTAGCACGGTTGGTGCAGCCGTTGCGGTGGTTGAAACGGGCTTGGCGTATGTACAGGTAGTTTCGCTGACATTCAACACCTTTGCCAATTCCATCCAGTACACCGTCTTCGGTTCGTCCGATGAGCGAGTGTTTGATTCCACCTTTGACCCCTCTTTCGCATGAGCGTACAAACGAGAACCCAGTTGCAGACGAGTGCCGCAACTATCACATCCGAAACCGCTGCAGGAGCGAACACCGCCGCCCGTGTGGGTGGACTATTCGACGACCTCGCCGATACCGCAACCCTTGACCGAGAGCGGGGCGTGGCGAACCTTTACCTTGACGAATCCAAGAACTTCACCCCGACCCAAGGGCAGGCGGTCAAGTTAACAACCCCGCTGAAATCGGGACTGCTGACTGCCTACAACTTTACCCGCACAACCACCGCCATCACCTACACAGGGACGACGAGTGCTGCCTTGCGGGTATCGGCAAGCATGGTATTCTCGCAAGGCAACGGCAACCAAATAATCATCTATATCGCCAAGAACGGAACCATCATTCCGCAGTCAATGACTGACATCACCACGGGCCACAACAACGGCCATGCGGTCACGCTTGAAGCCATCCTGCAAGGTGCAGTCAATGACGAGTTCACTATCTACATCAACGCCGTGAGCGATGGCGGTGCTATCACGATTTCGGCCCTCAACTTTACCGTACACACGCTATGAGTATAAAGCAATCATTCACCCAATGGCTTGGGATTGAGCACAAGGTCCCCGTGATGCTTGAAAACAAAGCGGGCAAGTACATCACTTATGGGGCGTTCAACGAGTACCCCTACTATCTGCTGGACAACTACCGCCGAAGCAGCAAGCACAATGCTATTGTGAATGGCAAAGTGAACTACATCGTGGGAGGTGGCTGGCAACCTGGGGAAAAGATGACCGTGGAGCAGCAGGCCCGCTACGCCAAGTTCTTTGACGGGTTGAGTGAGCATGACGACTTGAACGACATCACCGAGAAGTTGGTCCTGGACCTTGAACTATTCAACGGGTTTGCCGTTGCGGTAACTTGGAACAAGATGGGAACCATTGCGAAAATGGAACACATCCCCTTTGAAAAAATCCGAGTGGACAAGGACGAGCGGATGTTCCAGGTGGCCGATTGGTACGACGACGCAATGATCCAACTCTACCCCAAGATTGGGGATGTCGAGAAAATCCCCGCATTTGATGCAGACAACCGCATCGGCAAGCAACTGTTCTACTATCGGGTGTATGCCGCAGGCGTGAAGTCCTATCCCCTCCCCGAATACATGGGGGGGCTTGCATATATTGAAGCGGACTGTCAAATTGCCAACTTCCATGTGAACAACCTCAAAAACAACTTTTGGGGCGGGTACTTGATAAACTTCAACAACGGAATCCCAACGCCCGAAGAGCAAGGCGACATTGAGCGTCAAATCAAACGCAAGTTTTCGGGGACCGACAATGCAGGTCGCTTTGTGGTGACCTTCAACGACGATGTTTCAAAGGCTCCCACCTTGGAACCGTTGACCCCGTCCGATATGGATAAGCAGTTTGAAATCCTCAACAAGACGGTCCAGCAAGAAATCTTCATCAGTCACAGGGTCGTGAACCCCATGCTATTCGGTGTCAAGACCGAAGGCCAACTGGGAGGACGGCAGGAACTGGTGGAGGCTTACGAATTATTCAAAGCGACTTATGTGAACGACCGAGTTCGCAAGGTGGAGCGGATGATAAACTACTTGGGTTCGTTTAATGGCGTGGAAGGGATGGAACTTATCCCCGTTGAGCCTATCACCGAGCGATTGAGTGAGCAAGCCCTGCTGACTATCATGACCCCTGAAGAACTGCGGGAAAAAGCGGGCCTCCCTGCATTGGAAAAGCAACCCGCCGATGTGGTTGGACCCAATCCCCAACCCGACGAGGTTCCACAAACACCTGCACAACTAAGCAACGACAACATCAAGAAACTATCGGGCCGTGAGTACCAAAACCTCATGCGAATCGTCCGTCACTACGCACAGGAGAAAATCACGCTTGAAATGGCCCGCACGATGCTATCCGCTGGATTCGGTCTAACCCCCGAAGAAGTGAACACGCTCCTTGGCGTGCAGGAGCAGGCGTTTTCCGAGCCTATGTGGGGCGAAGAAGATACCGAGGACTACGGATGGGGCGAGGAAGAGTTCAAGGTCTTGGAGGTGGTCGCAAGCAAGTTTGGGAGCAGTTCGGACGAGTATGTGGTCATGCACTCCAAGCCAATGCGGTTTGACACCGACTTAGACGACCAGGTGCGTCAAGCCTTTGCCGAACTGGGGGAGGAAGAGAAGGAACTGGATTCAAAGATTGAAGCCTACCGCAAGAAGAATCGGGACGCATCGGTGGAAGAAATGGCCAAGGAGTTTGGAGTGAGCAAGGCAAAGGTCGCCAAGCGGGTGGCGTACTTGATTACAAAAGACCGTTACCCCATTGCCCGTGCCGTGGACCAAATTGCCAAGGAAGGAGCCAAGCCAACGGATGAACCCGTGCTGGAAGTGAGGTACAAGTATTCTTGGGCCGCAGGTTTCAGCAACAAAGACAAACGGACGAGCCGTGAGTTCTGCAAGGTGATGCTGGACTTGGCTGACCAAGGCAAGGTTTACACAAGGGACGACATCAACGGCATCTCCAACATCATGGGCTACTCCGTATGGAATCGCAGAGGCGGATGGTATCACACGGCCAGCGGAGTGAACCGTCCCCAATGCAGGCACATTTGGGAGCAGCAGTTGGTAATCCGTAAGGGCAACAAAATTTCAAAAGCATGAAGGCACTCTTTATCAGCGAACAAACCCTGCTGGACAATTCCGTAATCAACGAGAATGTGTCCTTCACGCAGATACGGCCTACCATTGTTAAGGTCCAAGAGATGCGAATTCAGCCTATCGTTGGGTCGGCGTTGTATAGCGAAATGGTGGGGCAGGTGGTGAGCGGTACGACGACTGCGCTCAACACGACGCTATTGGAGGACTACATCCAACCCGCTATGGTGCAATGGTTGTATTACGAACTTCCGATGGTCTTGGCGTTCAAGTACATGAACAAGGGCATGGTCCGCAGAACCAGCGAGGAATCTTCCCAAATGAGCATGGACGAGATTACCCGCCTCACCGACAAAGTGAAGAACGATGCCGAGTGGTATTCCGAAAGGATTACCAGGTACTTGATGGAGCAGAAGGCAAACTATCCGCTCTTTAACTCCCCGCCATCGGCTCTTGATACTATTTACCCGAACGGAACCAACTACAACACGGGGATGGCCTTGGATGCCCGAACCCTGCGCCGTGGTGCTGGGCTTGATAGACCATGGCCCTATGACCCTTACTGCAACAACTGCTGAACATGGGAGCGCACTCAAAAAATATTCTGAAATTACAGGCTTATGTCATGGATAAAAATCAAGCAGGCACTCCTTGCGCTTGCAAATGCTCACCCGCAAGTAAACTCGTTCGGGACGGGCGACCCGCTTGCAATAGGGACCGACAACACCATCAACCTGCGAACCCCAAGCCGTGAGCGAATCGTCTATCCTTTGGTATTTGCGGATGTTCAGTCAGCGAGTACGGATTTGGGTAGCCTTAACCTTACTGTGGGTGTCTATTTTAGCGACCGAGTGGAATCCATTGCCACGATGGGTGGCGTGGTTTCGGGCAGTCCGACGCTGGGTTGGCAAGACAACGAAGACGAGGTTTTGAGCGACCAACTGCAAATCGCTCAGGACTTCATATCAGCCCTTACAAACGACCCAACGCAAGAGTGGACGCTAAGTACCAGCGTCAGCCTTACGAGGTTTGTAGAGAGCCGAGATGACCGCACGGCGGGTTGGGTGGCTACCTTGTCGTTCCAACTTCCGTACTCGCATTCCGTTTGTGAAATTCCTTCATAAGATACATTTACCCTAAAGCAGAATTATGCCAACTCCAATCTTACAACAAATGCTCGGACAGGGCGGTACTTGCGAACTGATTGATTCAGGTGCAGCCGCAACGGGCAAGAACTACGACTTTCTTGTCGTCAATTCAGCCGCAACGATGACCACCCTCACGGGTACAGGCAGCGAGAACCTGCTGACCGCTTACAACTTTTCGACCAAATCCATCTCCGCAGGCATCGTGATTTGTGGGAGGAACGGCGGGAAGATTACGGCGGTAACGGTTTCCGTTGGTAGCGTCATCGGATATACATTCCTGTAAGCAATGTTCATCGGCTACGGCTACGGCTATCCCCGCTCCATGGTGATGGGCAAGACCCCCGCAGAACTTGCGTGGGATGCCTTCAATGCCCGTGCTACGACCGACGGGGCAGCAGCGGCAGAGGCCGCCGTCAGCGGTTGCCTGCAAGCCCGATTCGCCGTAATATTCAACTTCTAATATGCCCACGCCTTCCTTATTGATAGTCCCCGCCCGATTCAAGACGGGCAAGATGTACTCCCAAATCCCAACGAGTGGAGATGGGGATTTCACGGTCACCCGCAACACGACTGCAACAAGGCTCAACGATGCGGGAGTAATTGAATCCGTTGCATCGGGCATCCCCCGCTTGGACTATTCGGTCAGCGGATTTGTCACGGGATGTCCTGCGCTACTTGTGGAGCCTTCGGGGACGAATTTATCATTTAATAGTGCCGACTTTACCGCTTCAGGAACTTGGACATCAGGTGCAAATACTATCAGCGCAAATGTTACGGCAACACTTGACCCCGCTGGAACAAATACGGCTGAAAAAATCACCCCAACCGCAGTAAGCACAACGCATTTTATTTCAAGCGTTCAAAGCATTGCAATTACTTCGGGGACGACTTACACGCTTTCGGTGTTTGCAAAAGCGGGTGGATATGATTTTTTAAGGGTTGCTTTTAGTACGGAGATTATGCCCGCATCTAATCGTGGGGCATCCTTTAACCTTACAAGTGGAACCGTAGGTGATACCCAAGCGGGAGTAACGGCGAGAATTGAAAACTACGGAAATGGTTGGTATCGTTGTTCTATTTCAAGGGCTGCAACAATTTCGGCTACACCATCAAGTCCTTTCTTCTTTAATTCGCAGAACTCGGATTCCGCAACTTCAGTCACATTCACGGGAGATGGAACGAGCGGTGCATTTCTTTGGGGCGCACAACTTGAAACAGGCTCGGTTGCAACCTCCTACATCCCCACCACCACAGGAACGGGAAGCCGAAACGCAGATGTCATCTCGGTAACGGGTGCGGTCAGCGGGTCCATCGGGCAGACGGAGGGGACTTTGTACGCAGAAATAGTGGCGCAGCCTTACAACGGCGCTTCATTCCCCGCAATCCTTCAAGTTGATGACGGCGCAGATAGTCAGCGATTTGCTATTTTTATTAACCCGTCAGGCGGAATCCGTATCCGTTTAAACGCAAGTGGAGTTAATACAAATTTGGATTCAGTAAGTCCATCCGTTCTTGTCGCAGGACAAACTTACAAAATAGCAGCAGCGTTTGGATTTAATGGCTCGCAAGCACTTTACATTAATGGGGTCTTTCAAATTTCGGGAAGCGTTACTGCGGGTCCGTTTACGGCTGCATTAAACCGAGTAATGCTTGGACATCGTGGTGGTATTTCCAGTCCATTCTTAATCCGTGCCGCCGCACTCTACACCACCCGCCTCACCAACGCCGAACTCGCAACGCTGACCGCCCCCTAAGATGCCCACCTTCCGCAAGTTCGCATTTCCCGACGGGGCCACCGCTGACAAACTGTTGCAAAAACTGCAACCGCTGGACTTCGCCGTGCCGCTCGGACACCTCTGCGCCGCTACCGATGCGGAAGGCAACTGCATCAAGACCCGCCCCGAATTTGCGGTGGACATCCTATTCCACGACACCTGCCCCGAAGACCTTGCCGCATTTGTCGTATGGCCCGCCCCCGTTGGAGTGCATTCGTTCAGCGGGTGGGAAGAACAATACGCCGCCGACCACAAAGAATTTGCAACATCACCCAAATAAACACACTTCCAACCATGGGCCTATTTAACCGCCGCAACGCCAACCCCGACCAACCCAAACTTCCACTTATGAAATCAGCCGTCATCGCTCTGCTTCGCCACTTGCTCACCTTTATTGGAGGCACACTCGTCGCCAAAGGTATCCTTGACACCGCAACCCTCACCGAAATTATTGGCTCGGTATTGACCCTATTATCAGTTGGTTGGATGGCGTTGGATAAATCAAAGGGCGAACCGAGCAAGTAGTGAACCTGCTGGAAACCACTATCATCGGCACTATCAGCGCAATCGTTGGCGGTGCTATTGCTTGGCTGACACGGGGACGCTTCACGGCGGATTCTCTCCAGGTCAAGCAAGCCCAAGCGGTCCTTGCGATGTGGCAGGAAACCGCTGAGGCTCAAAAGAAAGAGTTGACCGAATTACGCAACGAGATTGTAAGTTTGCGAGAGCGGATAGAGTTACTGGAGAACACCATCCAAACACTCGAAGCCGAAAACGCAACACTTAAATCCCAGCGATGATTCTGCCAACCACTAAGCACACCCGAAACATCCACGAAGTCACCTGCCAAAGCGGGCAGGAGTTCTTGTTAATTTCCGACCTGCACTGGGACAACCCCCATTGCGATAGGGGGCTGCTGAAAAATCATTTGGACGAAGCAGTCAAGAGGAATGCCGCCATCATACTGAACGGAGACACACTTTGCCTTATGGGTGGCCGTTATGATAAACGGGCTGACAAGTCAGGAGTGCGCCCCGAACACCAAGTCAACAACTACCTGCAAGCCGTCACCGAAGATGCGGCCAATTGGTTTAAGCCATACGCCGAAAACATTCTTCTAATTGGATACGGCAACCACGAAACAAGCATCGTCAAGCATACCGAATTTGACCCGCTCTTGGCTCTTACCAGCATTCTAAACTACGAGGCGGGGACAACGGTTCAACTTGGTGGCTACGGCGGCACGATAGACATCCGAGTGCAACACGACAACCTTCGGGGAGTAAACTTCGTAACACATTATTATCATGGTCACGGTGGGGGTGGCCCCGTCACACGCGGCGTAATTCAGGACCAACGCTTACTGGCAAGCACCGAAGGTTACGACCTCACTTGGATGGGCCATGTCCATGAGTTATACTATCACCAAAACATGATTCACCGCTATGACCGCTCGACCAAAACACTTTTGCAGAAACCTATTCACCAGTTGCGTACTGCGACTTACAAGGAAGAATGGGACGGCGGTTATATGGGATTTCACACTGAACGAGGACGAGGCCCGAAGCCTTTGGGTGGATATTGGATGAAGTTGGAAACGAGCAGGAATAGCAGCAAGGACAATAAGGGACCAGAGTTGCAACTGCACGCCACCTTCACTCCTGCGGATAGGTTGTACTAACCCTCCTGCGTATCGTTGGCCGTTAGGTACAGGTAGCCGTACTCTTTCTCTGCGTTAAACTGCGGGCATTCCTTCGCAACCCCTGGGAAGTCCCTGTGTCCGCAAATGCGGGCCTTGGGATATTTCTGCAACCAAGAGAGCAGCACCCCTGCGATGGCTTGGCGTTGTTGGATGGTGCGGTCATCGGAATCTTTGCCGCCGATGTAGGACACATGGAGGGAGGTGGCATTGTGCCCCTGCACCCCGTTGGTCACCTTGTCGTCGGTAGCCAAGGTCGTGATGTTCCCGTTGGGTTCTATGATCTTGTGGTAGCCGACCGCCTTCCAACCAAGCCCCTCCTTCCAATGGCGGCGGATCGATGCGATGGTGGTGTTCTTCGGGGTGGCCGTACAATGCACGACGAGGTGGGTAATGTTTCTCATTCTTCGGGGTTTAAAAGCGGATAGTAGCAGACGGTGTGGTCTTCGTCCTTGGGTAACTGGGAGGCTGACACCTCATGGACCCCCGCCCATTGAGCCTTGGCGGGGTCGTACCCAAGCAACTCGCAGGCACGGCGGTACTCGCACAGGAGGGCGTGGTTCTGCTCCAAGTCAGCGGGCGATATGGCTATCATCAGCCGCTCCAAGGCGTTTGTGAGGGCTTTGGCGGGTCGGGTAGAGTGGTAGGTCATACCGCAAATTTATACCCGATAGCGCAGAAATATGCCCAAAACAGAGAGTTTTGAAAATCTTATACCGCATCGGGTGTAAATGCTCCAAAAGAAAAATGACTACAATGGTCGCAAAAGGGTAGAGGCGTTGTAACTTTGTCGGACACTAAACCACCAACCATGCCACAAACCATCAAAAAGTACCCCGTCGTCGTTGTAGAATCAGCGACTGACCCCGTGTCCAAAGAAACCTGCGGAGGCGACCAATACACCCTTGTAACCCCAAAGAGCAAGGCGAGAGCATTTTCAATGGCCAAACTATTGAAGAACTTTTACGAAGTCCATGTGTACGAAGAAGACACCGATGTCCGAGGCCATTGGATTTTTAAGAATGGCGTTATGATTGAAAATATGTTCAGCAACTAACCCCAAAACCATGACCCACGAAACCAAAACCAAACTCAAAGCCGCCCTTGCGACGGGCTACATCGTGCTGACCGCCTGCCTCGGCCTCGCATTTTTCGGCAGATTCGTTCTCGCAATTATCACCAACTAAACCCCCCAACCATGAACAAATTTGAAGTTATCAACTGGTCCCAATACATGAAGGCCAGCGAAATCTTTCCCCCATGCGACACCCTGCAAGAAGCCATGGCCAACTGCAAGCACCAAGTACCCTACGGATGGGAAGCCCAAACTTGGGAAGAATACTCCGAAGTCACCGAACTGAACCCGCACGGCAACCCCGTTGGAACCTACTATTTCGTCACCCTCTAAACCCCAAACCATGAAACCACTATCCCCCGAACAACTCGCCAAAATCGCCGAGCCACTTCCACCCGAAGCCATTGCCGCTCATCCACGCATGGCGGGCCTTTCCACCATCAAAGGCATCTTCGT